AATCCTCTTTTTCTGCGCGTTGCATCTCGCGTGCAATGCGTTTCAAGTCTTCGACTTTGTCGGGAATCTGTTTTTCAGCCGCCAACATAAAAAAATGAGAAAATGGCAGATTTTTACGCTTTTCATTTTTTCGCAGTCTAATTTCAAGCATTAGCATTTGAATATATCCCGCATAGATGTCGAGCGTGCGAGTTGCTTTCCATTTCCAATTTAGATCGATTTGGCGTCCAAAATGAGTCTTATTCCTGATCGCCATGCGAATACTCTCTTTGGTGGTTCGCATCTCCTCTTCGATTTTCGATTTTAGTAAAATCAACTCCTCTCTCGACAACTTACTGGCATCGAGTCTTATGCCTCCAAACTCAACAATTGTCGAAAATACAGAATTTTCATTCATGCTGTATCACCCTTTCTCCTTTCGATTATAATCCTGATTAGTTGCGAGACACCCCGCAACTAATCAGTCACTACCGCCTATAAGCTTTGGGCATATTCGGCTGTTTCTTCTTTCCAAACAGTCTCGATAGCCACCCACCCGATTTTTGCTTTACTGGTTCAGTCTGTTTCAACCTCTTGGGCCTACGTCCAACATCCTTGGGCCGCAACTTGCCCTCTCTCTTCAAGTGCGCTGCCCACTTTTTTTCATGTGGAAGTGTGCAGAACCGCTTGCCATCGAATTTCAGCGCACGGTTCGCACCGGTGAGCTTTCCGCACCAAAAACACTGCACCGTTTCTATGACATCATCATCGTCTTTCATTGATTCCCCGCAATCAGCCGTTGCCGTTGCACCACAGTTCCCTGCTCGTCAACCAGCAACCAACGCTGCCCATCGTGCACCGCATTCAGACCCTGTTGCTCGGCCAGCAACTTCACCGCCGGTGGTGGTGCCAGCGCTGGCGGCCTGCTTGCCGCAATCGCCTGCACCGTCGTTACCGGGCGATTATTCCAGACAACCCAACCAGCGATGCCAGCAATCAACAACATCGCCACGATCACCGGCGAATTATTCGGCTGTCCAGCTTCCTTGATCGCCTCGCCCAGTTTTGCAAATGCGGCTGCCGTCGCCTGATCCGCTGTCGATCTGCTCGCAGCCGCTTGCGCCTCAGCCTGTGCCCGTTGTGCCTCACTGCGGCTGCGCTCTGCCTCTGATTCAGCCAGTGCACTCTGCGACTCAGCAAACGCCCGCTGCGCTTCTGCATCAGCGCGCTTAGCCTCGGCCTGTGCGGTCTGCCGTTGCGTATATCCCGCAGGATCCACCACCGACTCAATCACACCACTGCAACCACTCAGCACAATCGCCATAAGAATAATCATAATCCATTTCACTTGCCCACCTCCTCAAACTCAATCACCGGCTGTTGGCTGCTGTAGCGCATTGTCGTTGGCAGCGGCTGCGTTGTGCGTCGTGTCATCTCAGCCACACTGCGCAGAATCGCATACCCAACCACAAAGCGCACCACAATCTCCACAATCCCAGCGCTCGCCAATCCTGGCGATGTGTAGTTACTCAGCAGGGCGATAGCAATCGCCAGTGGCAACGATAGGTCGATCAACCGTCGATTCGCCAGCGCAAAATAGACCACAACCGCCGCTGCCAAATAGGTCGCATACAGATACAAATCACTGTTGATATTCATCATTTCTATTCCTTTCGCCACTTCTGTCAGTGGCATATCATCTACCGAAGGGACAGGACTGTCCTGTCCCGTGTCCTGGGATATCACGGGTCATGATGTGCCATCGTGGGCTATGTACCATCCTGGCACATCATGGGCTATCATGGGCTCACCACCACGCAGGGTGAAAACTGCTGTTATCCTGCGCCAACCTGTACTGATCATCATAGAATTCAGCCAGTGCTCGCAACGCCTCACTGCGATTTTCAACCAACAATTCCTTACTGTCATGGTTGTAGATCTTCGCCTTTTCCATCAGCGCAACTGCCCGCTCCCATGGGCGTCTACCCAGCCCATGCTCGCTATTGCTGCGCGCAACGCTGCCACCATCCAGCAGGATTTTGAGCAGCTTCACAGCGTTGTCTCGGTCGCCTGCCATCTGTCCCAGCCTGGCATTGACAACCGTTGCATCCTGCATTGCGCCTGGCTGCTGCTGTTGTTCCATCAAACTGATCTGGCGATTAAGCCGTTGTATTTCGTCATCTCGGCTGCGTTGTCCTGCCACATAGACAGCTCGCATCAGCCCAACCTCATCACCAAAAAAACGCACGATTGTAGCAATAGCCGCCACCGCCACACCAATGATCACGCCCCACCGCAGCAGCTCCCATCCATCGGTCGCCAGCCCATTCGCATAATCCCAAGCGTAGGTCACAGTTGCAATCATGATGGCCGCCGCTACACCACCGGCCGCATTCTGCACCAAAGGCACCAAAACATTACCCTCCCAGTTTTGCAACTGGCCTCGATGCTCTTGCTGAATCTGCTCAATCATTGATTCGCTCCTTGCTCAAAAAGCCGCTGCGCTTCGGTCCGTGGAATCAACCACTGCCTGGTATGTAACTGCGTAGCCAGAATCCGCTTTTCACGAATCCAGCGTCTAACTGTTTTGGGATGCCGCCGCGTCAATTCTGCAAACTCTTCCGTTGTGTAGGGCGGCTGCACTTTCGCCTGTTCGCTCATCGTCCCCCCTTCATCCCGCTACTTGTGGAATAACCATCAACTGCCCATTGACCAACATGAACATGCTGAGCAATATCAGTGTGCGCCTCGCCACCGTTGCCAGTGCGAAACCCAGTTGCATCAGGCGACTCTGCACATGGCGCACAGCCTGGCACCGGATTCGCAGGCACCAGACCATCCCGACGCTTTGCCCAGAAAGCATCCAAATCTTGATTCGCATCATGCCCATCTGTTGCCAGCACAAATGGAATCTCATCCTGCCCTGGGTCAGATTCAATTGTTGGCTGCGCAGTCGGCACCGCCCATTCGTCAGTGCTCGACTTAGGCTGCGACCGCTCATAAATACCTGGTGGAATCTCAATCGTTGGCGATGCCGCAGCGCTGGCGGCCGGCTGAGGCGAAAATGCTGCCGCCCGCAACAACCCAAACACCGCAAAAATTAATAGTGGTACCCCCAGCGAGATCAGGCCTGCATAAATTTTCGAGCGGGCGATCTGCATCTGCTGTAAATTCGTGGAAACTGCCATAAATCCTCCAGTTTGTAGATTGCCGCTGGAGGTGCAGAGATGATATGATCACCCCTGCACCGCTGCCCCACTAAGGACTCTCAGCGGTGTTATTTGTGCCTGGCGTATTCGAGACGCCAGGCACTTTCTATTGCATGATTTGTTTCCCAACCAAACTATCTAGCGTCACCCATGTCCAGGCATACCGATAGCAACGCCACTCCTGAATAGCGATCGCCTCCCATTCGGCCTGAGACAATCCAAAAGCGCCAGCCACAACTGCCAACTCCGTAGCCGAAGGAAAGATTTCCCGACGCCCACACGTCAATGTGTAGACCTCATTCGTGAATGTCAGTGTCAGCGTCAACCCTCTCGCCAACTTCACAACCGCCCGTGGAATCCCGCTGCGCACATCGCCCACCATGTCGTCAGCAATCGCTGTTAGTGACTTCCTGCCAGGATAAGTGGCTTTCATTGTTTCACCTCGTAGCCTTTGCGCAATCGTTTTGCAACCAAGCGCTGCGCCTGGCGCAGCGCTTGGTCTGGGGTATTGCAGGTGATGGGTGCCATTCTCCGCTCAAACCCGCCTATCCTGCCATAGATGCGGGTCACACAAATATCACCGATTAACGTCTCTTCAATTGCAATTCGATAGTAACGTCGTCGGTTTGTTGTTGGGTCGATGGATATCAGAAACTGGATCATGTTGCTACCACCCCCGCCAACCGATTGATCAACTCGTCAACCTTTTTGGCATTATAGGTTTCTGCACCGCTCTTGTATTCCAGGAAGGTGTACAGCATATCCGCCAACAGCGCAGACTCTAACCCGTCCATCGTCTTCCAGTCGCCGCTCTTAGCTTGTTTGCCCTGCCAGTGAAACAAATGTTCAACAACCACCTTCCAAAACTCCGGGCGAGTGTAAAGTCGTTTCGACCCAGCCGCAGCAACCAGGGCGCTAGTCTCTTCTTTCCAACGTTGCTCAACTTCCGCCCGGACCCGCTGCGCCCGTTCCTTCTTCTCAGCTTCCTTATCAACCCGTGTGCTATTTTGCTCGTTAGCAAGTTTCTGCCATTTCTGCTGTGCAGTCGCCGGGTCAGTGCAGGCCGCCACAAAATCGGGCGCATTCTGCTCATCAACCCGTTGCCCATTCCAGGAGTTCCGATCGTAGCAGGCAGCGAAACACGGGCAAATGTCCTTTCCGCATCGCTTTTTATGCAGCAGCTCACTGGGAGCCGCACCCCACTGCGAAAACTTCTGATACTTCTCATCACCTCCAGCAACTCGCCAACCCATCGCCCGCAGCGCTTCCGCTTGCCGTTCCGCGGCCTTCTCTTCATCAATCAACTTGGCCTGGCGTTTAACCTCCCATTCCAGTTTGTCGATCGACCCTTCACTGACTTTGATTGCAGTCGCCAATTTCTCTGGGTCATCCTTCAGCGCCAGCACCGTGCGCCCTGCCCGCTCGCTGATCTCGCCCGAAATCATTTTGCCCCTCACATCTTCTGGCAATTCGAGCAACCGCATTTTGTTAGCCACCGTGGACCGAGCATACCCGAAAATCTCGCCTATCTGCCCGTCCGTATAGCGAAATGCCGCCTTCGCTGTCGCCATCGCCTCCGCCTCTTCAATCGCCGTCACATCACTGCGATGGCGATTTTCACTGACTGCGTGCTTCCACATCTGCTGGTTGTCTGCGTATCCGATATGCAGCGGCATCACTGCATAATCAGCATCACCAGCCAGCGCAAAGTAGCGGGTGCGCTGCTCATCGCTGAGCTCCAGTTTCAATCGTGCGCAGCCATCCAGCATCCCATGGCGGATAATCGTCCACGCCCGTCGCCGCCGGTGACCAAACATCAGCTCAACCAGCACACCGTCCTGGCGCAGCCAGTAGAGGATCTGTTCGTGTGTTGCTATCTCCTCTCGGCCCAGCGGAATGTAATCGCCATCAACCAGGCGCACCAGGCGAGCGAACGGCACCTGCTCCAACCCCATCGTTGGCAAGTCCTTTTTGAGCGTGTGAATGTTCTCAGCGAGCTCGAGCATTTTTTCCGACTCGTAGAACATTCGATACTGGTATGGGTTGTCGATGATCCGCGACTCATCAACCCAGTAGAATGAGACATTGCTGTTACTGCCAGGTGTTTCCATGGAAACACCATTCGCAACAGCAGCAGCAGCAGCCAATAACTTGCTCATACCCCCTCCGTCATCGTCCAAATCAAATCAGCAACGGGTCCGTATGCCTTGCGCAATTCGTAATCGACCAACTCTCCACCGCGCAACAGAGTTTCTGCCAGCAGTGGTGGATACAGTGGCGAACGCAGCGCATTCAACCACTGTTTGTGGATGTTCGTGGCACGCACCTGCGTCGCCACCACACCCAGCAGCACCGGCAAACAACCTGGAATCTGTTTTGCATCACTGATACGGGATTGAATCGATTTAATTCCGCCCACGCTGTGCGCATCTGGCCGGGCTGGTACAATCACCCATCCGCCCATCAGCCCAGTTGCAATAATCCCGCTCAACGTCATCGCTTTCAGGTCTGGAGGCGTGTCCAGTATCACCACATCCCCCAACGTTTCAGCCTTGCGCAGCGCAGTCGCCAGCCGCATCACACCCAGCCCACTGCTCAGCTCTGTTTCCAGGTCGTACAGATCAGGCGTCGCCCGCACTAATGAAATGCGCTCACCAGTGGATACCAGCGCCTCCGTCAGCGCATCATCCATGCTCGCCCGATTACTCAGCACATCTACAATCGTTGGATGGCTGCATTGCCCAGGGGCGAGCATGTCGCTCAGATTGCACTGCCCATCCAAATCCAGCACACTCACATGTTTTCCCTGGCCTGCCCAACGTAGCGCAGTGTAATAAGCCGCCGGCGTCTTCCCCACGCCGCCCTTATTGTTGGCAAAAAGAAAAACCTTTGTCATATGTGTCCTTTAAAGTTCCTCATCTTCATCTGGTTGAATTGGTTGGCCCCACAACGCTCGCAGCTCCGCAGCACTGCGCTGCGTAATTTCCACATAAACCTCAGGAAATCCGTGGCAGCGTAACGCTCGAACTGCGAGTTGTGGGTCCAAAACGATATCAGGAGAAACAACGCCAGCGTAAACAATATCTGGTTTCTCATCTACGCTGGTCACTCGATAAGCAACCGCTCGGCGAGTCATCGCACCACCAGCGGCAGAAACGTTTGATTGATTGAATCAGGCGGCTCACCGATTGCAACCGGTGTCAGCGGTCCAATCTCCTCACCGGCGGCTGTAATTATCGTAGCAATGCGAATCGTGCCCGTCGTCGTGATTTTCGTCGCACACCGCACGATGGTGCTATACACCCCGCCCCCCAGAAACTCAACATTAAGCCGGATATCACCCTCAATTTCACAGCTCACCAGATAGTTGTTATAGAGGTCCGGCCCGTCAACTTCACTGCCCAGATAGACGATTTGTGCGGGTTGTGTAGCGGCCTGCACATTGCTAGGGTGAAAGATGGCGATGATCATGATGAGACAATACAGCCACTTCATTCGTTTCATGTTTGGTATCCTTTTCGAGATATAGCAACACTACGATATTCGATGCCAGCAGGCCGCCATTCTTTTGCATCCACGCACTGGTCTGCTGGCTATCAGCAGACCGCAGCTCAAACAACTCCGACCGCCGCACCACATCCAACAACTCCGCACTATTCTGCCGGGTAGTGCTCATCACCTGACCAACCCGTGGCCACTCGCCCGTCCGTGAGTGATACCCGAAGATATACCGTTCAATCCTCATTTCGATATCGCTTTTCCCTTGCGGACAAAAGCGAGCCATCACCGGCGACTCTTGCAACACGCCCATCCGGTGCAGCACAGCAGCCCGTGCCAACACCCCAGTTACATACCGCTCAACAAACTCGTCACGATTCATTGCCATTTCGCACCTCCGCACACGGTTGAGCCTCACGCAGCGACAGTCGAGCATCCTCATTGCCATGGTCGTATTGCGACCACTCAACAGTGCTGCGCTCAAAAGGGTTCGCATAAATCTTGGCGTACAGGCAATCTTCAAAACCAGCTCGATACGGACTCACAAACGAACAGCCACGCATCAACAAATGTCTGGCTGGGTGCTCAATTCGCACATACAAACCGCTTTCCAGATTGCGATTCACGAGAGTCGTAGTCATGATCGCCTCCGCACCTCAATCGTCACCGCCAGATTATAGCCAGTCGATTTGCGCACCTCCCGTGTAATCATTTGTCGCAGTCGAGCATTTAACCAGTCCCGTTTCGTCTGGCTATCTACAATCACAGTACACGTCAGCGCACTATCATCGAACTTAGCCCGGCTGCCCTCCATCCAAGTGTTGAATGTTGTGGCGGGCAACTCGGCCCGCATCCGTTCCAGCGCCACTGCCCAAAATTCATTCATCTCTGGCCATGGCTGATCATCTTCTTCTAGTGCAGCGCCATCAACATACTGCTCACTGTCCGCCTCATCCTGCGCCATGGCCGCCCGTTCATCAGCCGTCAGGTGATTCATATACAGATCACTGAGCATAAAATCCATGCTCAGCTTTTCGGGGATAACGGTGTTTTCAAGATTCGCCAACCAGGTCAGCACAATTCCAGGCTTGTCAGAAAACTCCCCGCCATTACTGCGACGGTTCGACCACCAAAACCCAACCGCCCGCCGCAGCAACTCAAAGCGATGTCGCCCGGCTAGCTCTTTTGCAGTCTTTGCCCAAAACCCCGCACTCACCAAAAACGCCACTGATAATGCATGTTCAACTGGGTCAATGGCAGTTGCAGTCAGTAAGTCAGTTCCTTTTTCTGTAGGAGTATTAAGATCTAACTTACTAACTAACTTAGTGGAGGGTTGATCATCGAAATTACGGGAAAACTGTTGGCTCAGCGCGCGATCTCGCGATCTGAGCGCGCGAAGTAGTTGGCTGAGCGCGCGACTATCACTATCATTATTGGCAACTGTTGGCTGAGCCAACGAGTTTGTTGGCTCAGCCAACGAGTTTGTTGGCTCAGCCAACGAGTTTGTTGGCTCAGCCAACGAGTTTGATCGTCTGTGTACAATCATCTCTCTGCCAGAGTATGCAGCGAACTTCACACGAACGGTGCCGTTTGTGCTGTAATCACTCAGCACACCAGCATCTCGCAAGTGAATCAGATGCGCTCGCATCGTCGCGTTCTTATCAGTTCCACACAGCAACCCGGCCTCTTCGTGGCTAAAGTTTGCGTAACCATTGCCAAACATCGCCACCGACAGCAGTAGAATCCCTGTGCGGAATTCAGTCGATGTCAGCCTGTCAGCGCTATCAATCAACTTTTCTACAGCAGCCATAAAATATTCATTTTGCTCAGGAGTCACCGTCCACCTCCTGTGCAAAAATCGCATTGAGTGCACCAACGCACGTGGTGTGTAATATTGGCTCAATCGAATCAACAGAACTCGTCTTGTAGCGCAGTAGAACCTCGTCCCACCACATTGTCATCCCATCTATGACGAGCGTTGTGCGTGGATGCTTCAGCACATCGATCAACGTCAACATCGGCGGCATGTCTGATGGCACATTCAATGGCGTCAAATCTGCCACGCTGCCCACTCGTTTTTGCTCTCCATCAACAATCTCACCGCTCTCCAGGTTGACGACGTAGCCCAGCATCTCCAAAGACAAAATTGTAATCGGGTCAGCAGGCAATGTTTCACATTCCAACAAATCCGCCAACGCCCTCAGATCCCCCGGTGTAATGCCAGGAGCGTAACACCCTTTGTAAGACTTTTGTCGTATATTGGTCATAGAGATATGTTCCAAATGAAAGGGGCTGGGGATTCGTCACAATCCTCAGCCCCGCTTTTTTCCGTTACTATTTTCTCTACTGCCCTACTTCTGTTTCTTCAGCTCTTCACGAATCTTTTTATTTGCCTCCCAGAATACACGTTATTCTTCTTGACCTCTTCCGGTTTAGCAGTCGGGTCTTTCTTCTCTTGTGTGTTGTTTGCCATGTCTATTCCTTTCCAAAAATTTCGGCAACTGAACGACAACCAGCCAATCGCTAAACAAAGATAGACGATTGACCGATGTGCTAACTATGACTTTTTGATACATTACGATGTACTACGAGGAGCGTCCCCGGCATCGGCAATACATTACAACTCCCAAACGTAATCCAAACTGAATTAATTTAGTGTTATACTGGGAAACGAGATGCTGCCAGGCGTTTCTCGTTTCCCAGTTTGGGGTACATTCTTGGGAGACACATGAATCTAAAAAACGAACTTAAAAGCTTTATAAAATCTCGCCAAGCTTCCAACCGTGGAGATCGTACCTTGTCCTGGTACGAACAGCAGGTTGGTTGCTGGGTTAACTTTATCGAATCAAACAACATCACCGACCTGGCTGATATCTTCGATCCAGACCGTTTTGAAGACTATCTGCTCCATGAGCGCAGCCGTGCCGCGCTCAGTGATTCTGGCGTCCACGCTCGCTTTCGTGCCGCCAGAACATTTTTTAACTGGCTACACAAACGTGAGCGCAGGCGACTGCGCGCCACCACGCTTGAATGGGAACCACCGACCTCACTGATCGAACCACCTAAAGAGCCAGTGGTTGCCCCGCGGGTCGCCAACGAAACGAGTGTCGATCGCTTGTTGGCATCAATTAAGAAACTACGTTGGATAGATCTGCGAGATCGGTGTTTGATAGAGGCACTACGCAGTTGTGGGTTGCGTGTAACAGAAGCATGTAATCTGTTGGTTGGCGATATCGATATCACCGCTGGCTTCGTATTTGTCCGCGCTGGAAAGGGCGAGAAAGACCGCTTCGTTCCATTTGGCGACCGCTTTACCAGCGCCTTCCTGGAGTATCAATTCAACCGGCCGCCAACCACATGCATGAATCTGTTTGTCTCAGCCAATGGTCACAATCGAGTTATTCACAAACCTCTGAATGACAACGCTGTGCGTCAAATGATTCGACGGCGGTGCAAAGAGGCAACGATTGATTATTTCAACCCGCACTCAGTGAGACACTTATATGCAATTGACGCCCTCAACAGGGGTATGAAAGCGGATGCACTATCGATGGCAATGGGGCACAGTTCAGTCAGTTTTACGCTGCGCCGCTATGCTAAGTGGCAAAAAAGCGGCTTACGTGAGGAGTACGATAATTCGGTGAAACGTTGAGCAATTAACCGTAAGATTACGTGGCAGTGTGGATTACGTGGCAGTGTGGATGACTTGGAATCATCTACACTGCCATTTTTGTTAATAGTAATTAGTCCCAATGATTGTAATTGCAGTGTGGGCTGCTCTTAATCAGCGGGTTCTGGGTTCAAGTCCCAGGTGGAGCACCTAGCACGAAAAAAACCGTGCAAAATGCACATTTACATAACTATCATGGTATGATCAGTCCGAGATGTAGCGCATTCGGGGAGTTTACCCTAGTCCCGGCATTAGCTCGCATAGCTTGCGCTATGGTCGTGGCCTTATGTCGCTTGCGCCACCTCGCCCACCTTCGTGGCAAGGCTCGGTCATCCTGTTTAATTGTAAATGTACTGGTATCGGCTCATTAATCATCTTGGCGGGTGAGATGAGCCGATTCTGTTTTACTGCTGGATTTCATGCTGTGAGTTGTCGGCAATTAACCGTGATTGAATGTACTTCTCAACACTGTTTTTTGAAATGCGAATTTGATTTCCTTCTGTTCGCATTGCAACCAACTTGTTGCCGTGCACCAATCTCCGCACTGTTTGACCGCTAACTCCCAGCAACTGACCCGCTTCGGATGTGGTAATCATTTCGTCCACCGTGACTCCTTTTTGTTGCGCTTGTTGCTGTTTGTTGCGCTTGTGCGAGTTTATCACGCAAAACAATCCTTGTCAATAGCTTATCTGTTCTAATTTTGAAATTCATTCCGGTCTACTCGTAAGATCGGAAAAAAACACATCATTTGTCGTAATCTAGCTATCCCTTAGAAAAAGCCGCTCTTGCACTGGAAATTTGTACAACTGTTCTTCTTTCAGCTCGCAGGCTTCTGCGCAGGCTTGCTACAATCATTGTGTTGATGTAGGTGCTGGTGACATCCACAAACTAGACGAGAATAATAATGGGGTAGCCTGCGAATCCCTGCCGCTCAATTGGGGATACTGGAAATGAAATAAAAAAAGGGTGTTTCCGTGGAAACACCCTTTTTCTTACTATCTATCCCTCACCAAAATTGTAATCGATCTTTCATCAGTGCGCCCCCCAGCCGTAGTCACCCGGCTGGTCACCCGGTAACTCTTCCCCGCCGTGCCACCGCTAACCCACGCCGTCACAGTCGTATTGCCGCCACCGATCACACTCGAATCAATCGTAATCCCCGTGTCCACTGTCAACGTCTGCGTCGAAATTGTATCACCCGCCAGCCATGCAGACCAGTCGAAAATATAATCCAACACCGCCTGCGGGTCTTTGATTGCCTTCCAGCCCTGCATAAGCTACCCCTGAGTTATTACAGCTTGAAAATCTTGTTCGACCCACTATCCCAGGTGATCGTGATGTCGCCACCGTTTGGTGTCACTGGCAACCCGGTCGCCGTATCAATCCAACACACCAGCCGCTGCGCCGTTGCTGCCACATCAGCCCCACCAGTCACAGCACTCGCCTGAAAGATCGCAACCCCAGTGATCGCTGCACCGCTGGCCACCGCAGAAAATGTCACGTCCGCCGCATCTGCCACGCCATTTGTCACCGTCTTGCTCGCCAGTGCCGCGCTGGTTGCCACCAACGTCCCACCCGCACCGGTCAGGTCAGACACAAATTTATGCGCAGCGCTAAACGTATAGCCACGCACCAGCGACGCCTTCATCACCGCCGTATCCCAATCGATCGTACCATCTAAGAAACCCTCTCTACCTGGGTCCCACAATCCATTCGCCATATCTACACTCCATAAACACGATCATCAAAATCCACATCAAACGACCTGCCCGCGGCACCTACTGCAAACTGCCGTTCATCCACAACAATTACGAAACTTCGCTCATCAGGTGCCACCACAAAATTTCTATTTTCAGCCGCCACAGCAAATACACGCAGCAGCAGCCCCACCACGCCGCCATTACCGATCACCGGCGAGCCAACCGCCCCGCCGCTAACGATGCCCGTTGGCGACACCACAACCGCACCAACTGAAACCACCAGGCTGCCAACACTCTCACCGCTGACAATCCCCGTGGGCGATATCACCATACCGCCATTACCGATCACTGGCGAGCCAACCACCTCACCGCTGGCCACACCTGCGGGCGATACCACAACCACGCCCACTGAAACCACCAGGCTGCCAACACTCTCGCCGCTGACAATCCCCGTGGGCGATATCACCACACCACCATTACCGATCACCGGCGAGCCAATCGCCCCACCGCTGGCCACACCTGTTGGTGATATCACCACCGCACCAACTGAAACCACCAGGCTGCCAACCGCCTCGCCACTCGCAACGCCCGTGGGCGATATCACCACACCGCCATTACCGATCACCGGCGAGCCAACTACTTCACCGCTGGCTATGCCTGCGGGCGCAACAACAACCACGCCCACTGAAACCACCAGGCTGCCAACACTCTCACCGCTGACAATCCCCGTGGGCGATACCACCACACCACCCACCGCAACCGTTGCCGTGCCAACTGCCTGCCCACTGACAATCCCAGCAGGCGCAAGGCTCACAGCCCCAGCCGCCACAACAGCAGCCCCAATCACTTCCCCGCTCGCCACGCCTCCAGGAGCGACAATCACCGCCCCCGCACCCACAGTGGCACTGCCAACCGCCTCCCCACTGGCTATGCCTGTTGGCGTTACCGTTTGCCCTCCACCGCCCCCAATCGACGGCCCCGCCTCCGAATAAGTAACAGTGCCCTGCACTGTCCAGTGCCGTTTGGGGCTGGCAGCTTTTGCATCGTTCGCATCTGTTTGCAATGGCCAATCTGCATATAGATTCGTAGTCCGTTGCGCGCTAGTGGCATCCTTTTCTGTCGCCAACTCTGTTGTCGTGATCGACGCTTCCCACAGCCGCCAGAATGCAAAATTGCCATTCACCCAGGTCCCAAACTCCTCCAGACCCAGATACATCGAAGATGGCGCATTTCGCCCAGCCGCGCTGGCTGTCGCCGTATACGTCAGCGTCCCATCTAAATACACCTCCAGCGCATTCGTCGCCGTCCGTCGCAACGCCAGGTGATACCAGGTGCCAATGGTCAGCACATCCCCGGTCGATGCCATAGAGCCATTCACATCTACCGACAGATTGCGCGACGCATCCAGATATAGAGCGTCCCACGCAGACCCGCCACAATAGACAATCGCAATTGTCTGGTACGCCGTGCCATTGTTGGCAGCCAACCGAAACCAGCCCGCCCACGTGTAATTCAGTTCCGGGTCAAACACACTACTTGTGCGCGCCAACCCGTCTGTACTGGCATCAAATCGGATCGATGTTGTCATAAATGAAATAAAACGTGGGTGTTTCCATGGAAACACCCACAATCCTGCTACCTGTACGCAATCGCCTGAATCACATTCCTCACGCTCAACTGCGCATCGATGGCGCACGTCTTGTCAACCGTCCCGCGCATCTCCACCAGGTTGCTCTCCTGGAGCGGCCGCAACGTCACCGTATCCTGCAACAGCGCAGTAATATCCAACTGATACCACCCACTGCCCACCGCCACCGCCGTCGCCGCGTACTGCCACCCACCGCTATTCACCTGATACTCAATCTCAACCAGCCCCAGCGTATTGCTGCCACTCTCACGAAAGATACCGTAATCAGTTTGGATATCCGGTGTCACAGTGTGCGTGTGCGCCGGGATAGACACGCTGTGCGCATGCGAAATATCCACGGATGTTGGGTCAGCGCTGCCATTGCCACTGGTCGCCGCATTCAGCCCAAACGTGCCATCAATATAGACAGGCGAGCCATACGGACCGCCCCCAATCGACGGGATCGGAATATTGTGCGCATGATACGTATTCGGCGCGCTATACGTGCTGGTCTGCGTGCTGTCCCCGCCCGCGCTGCTGGTCGTCGATGCTGCCACCACGCTGCGCACAGTGCTTTCCAGCGGCAGCACCTGAAACTCGAATAACACCTGCTGCAACTGCGTCACCTCCGCCCCCAGGCGAAAGCGAAAGGCAGCGGCCGCAGTAAAATCAATCGACTTAGAAAAAGGCAACACATAACTATTGGCATTGAGCTGCGGATAGGCACGCGTCACCACGCCCGCCTGCACACTCTTCACCATCGCCCCAATGTCGCTCACCGGCCACGCCGCCTGGGTGCTCACCACCAAATCATAATTCGCCACCCCATCCTGCGCCACCGATGTGCCCACCTCCAGAATAACCATAAACTGGCGGATATCGATCGGCCGCTCGCCATCAATCCAGCGCTGCACATCCACATAGATCAGCTCACCTGGCATCAGCCCAGTGCGCAGGCCTGCCACCCCCATGCGATACGTGCGCTGTGGCGTCACCATATATCGCCCCGCCTGCAACGCCACCAGCAGCAGCATATTCGCCGCGCTGATTATGTCCGCCGTGTTGTTGCTCAGCGGCCCCACATCGCCAAACTCCAACACCCCCTCATGCTGCCCATACAATGCCAGGCTCGATGAGCAGATGATCGCACTGTTCGCCAGATCAACCGTCCACATGTTGCCACTGCCATCCATATAGCTGCTGCTGATTGCGCTGCCATCTGGCCAGGCATTCGCCGCCGCCAATGTCAGCCGCACATCCGCATTGCCAGCCCCATAGACGAAGAACCTGTTTTTCAAATCATGCGCAGCCCGCATATCCTCGATGTTGGTCACCCGGCAGCCAAACAAATTGCTCTCAATATCCCCATCGCCAAACGCAGTAATCCCACTATCCCGCGGCACCACAAACCATTCCATCCGCCGCACATCGCTACTGCCACTGGGTGCCCAGCGAAAATGAAAATCTCTTTTCTCAGTCGCCGCCGCCAGCGCCGCCAACACACTCTCATGCGCCAGGCGTGCCCCCCATGTCCAAAAGGAATCAATCTCCACCACACTCCACGCAGCGGGCAGGCTGCTAATCCTCGCCAAAATCTGCGCTTTCATGTCCAGATACTCACCTGTCCCCGCGTCCACGCTCGCCAACACACTCAGCAGATCACCCCCACCGATCTCCAGTTGGGGCGCTCCATCCGCGCCAATCCGCGCTGTAATCTCCTCAATCACCCCACCGCCCAGCAGCTCAGCAGATTGCCCAATCTCAGCCCCCCAGATCAAGGCGATTCTTTTTTCCTGCAAAACCTCCATAGCGCGACTATCCGCCGCCACCGTCGCATTCCAATCCCCTGCCATGTTGAGCTTTCGGCTGGTGCGCACACTCACCACGCGCACCAGCGGCCCATCGCCCACCGTCACAAAGCTGGAATTCAGCACATCAATCCAAATCCTCATCGCCACCACCCCTGCCCACCAGCCGCCGGTGGCGTCACCACCACAGTAATGCCGCCATTGCTCGGCTCAGGTGGCAGCACCGCAGTTGCGCCCGTATCAGATAGCGTTGCATTGGCACTGTTCGCACCGGGCAGCCACTTCACCTGTTCCACATTCGCACCCGTTGGCGTGCTCGCCAATGTCAGGTCAACCCGCATGCTCGAGCCCGCCGCAGCGCTCGAAATCGTCACCCCCACGCCGTTGTCGGTATACACCCAACCAGTCGCCGCTGTCTGATTTTGCAGCGTCCCCGTGCCCCCATCAAACGTCACACTCACCACCGCCCCAGCACGATTCACAGAGATGATCTTGGGTGCCCGGGCAGGCTCCGTTGCATTGCCATAAAAGTGCGCCCGCAAACAACGCCACCAACGCGCAGCCAGCACCGACGCCTCACCATTTGTGGTCCAGTGCGTGCCATCAGCAAAATTATAATCCGCCGCAGACGGACCCGGCAGCACATTGCCATCATTCGACCAGCGATCAACAATCGCCGCTCGAATCGCCGTCAGGTTGGCATCTGAAACCGCGCTCACCTCACCGATCAGCGCCGCCACCAACTGCAACGCCATGCCGCTATCTGTGCGCATATCGCTGATCATCTGCGATAGCGCAGTTGCATAGGCAGATTGAGAAATGCCGCTCGACGCATCAGTCTCGCCCTGATACCACAACACCGCTTTCACGCCATTGACCCCACTGCCACTCAACCGGGCAAGCATATCCACATAGCGTGCGCCACCCTTCGCCCAGTGCGCAGGCGATGCCACCAGCGTTGTGCTGCCTTGCGCAGTCGGAATAAATGCCACCGGCACACCCTGGTTCGCCATGATCAGCGTCGCCAACAGCGGCCACACCGAGCCCTTCAGCGTGTTGGCTCCTGTCGGGTCCGTCAGCTCAGCCCACACCGAGCCAGTGTATTTATAGTGCGAGGCCTTCAGTGTCGCATGGCTATAGCTCTGCATATTCGTCAGCTCACCGGCGGCATTGCTTTGCCCAGCCACAATAAAAACGTCACCTACTCCAACATAGGTGACGCTCGCTGTAACTCCCGTGTTCTCACTATCCCGCACCGTCAGCGTCCCCTGCCCGCCCGATTGCGCAGCCAGCGTCCCACTGTACAACCCTCCATTCGCCGCCGCATCAATCACCGTCCAGGCCCCACCATTCCAACTCGCCTCCACCGTCACCGGCGCCGCACCCGTATAGGTGCCTGTGATCGAAATGTTCGCTTTGCCATCACCGCCCCGTTGAAACACCTGGTACGATTTTGGCGCGCTAATTGTCAACGCTGTCGCCATGTCATGCCTCCCATCCCGCCAGGTCCAGCGTCATGTTGGCACCCGCGCTCGCCTTGGCATACAGCGAATAGCCAGGCAGGCAGCTCAGTGGCGTGCGCAGCCCACTCGCCAGCCCACCATTCGCCCCAAAGTAGTGCGGCCCCCACAGAGGTGCACCGAGTTTGTAATGGGTATCCCACACACTCGCCGCCTTGCTTGCTGTGTACCAGGCACACATCGCCAACCGCCCGCCCAGCCAGTTTGCCCCCGCCCCCGCATTATTCCAATAGGCAAGCGAAAAATTATCCACCGCGCTGTAAACGTTGTTATACCATGCCGCTGTCGAGTCGTTGCCATTCGCGTAAGTGATCGCCACCCGCCGCCCATTCACATAGCACTCCAGACCACTGCCATCATGCTGCCACACCAGGTGCGTCCAAATCTTAGCACCGATCAACGTCTCCGCAGTAGCGTTCCACAGAAAGCCGCTGGCAGTGTTGCGCATCGTCAAATTCGGCTTATAGGTAGATAGCACCGAAAAGCGCATGTAATCGTTCGCCGCTGCCTCATCTGTCGCCGCTGCAATCACCTGCGTGCCCGCCGGTGGCGCAGTCATCCACAGCCAGCACTCAAACGCCCCCACTGTCGTCGACGCCAGTTTGGTGGCAGTTTTAAAGGCATGCGCCGTGCCATTAAACTCCACCGCACTGCCATCCGCAGTCACCAGCGAGCCAGAGCCATAGGTTGGCGTGCCCACCGCCGTCAATGTCGCAGAGCCCACCGAGTCCACCGCGTTACCACTGGCGTCGTCCAGCTTCCACACATTCGCCGCCCCATCCGCCTGCAATTTCGCCAGATAGTCAGCCTTTCTTGCCTGCCACAAACTCAGCGCCGTCGCTGCATCCGTCGAAAAAGCCATATCCAGCAGCCTCACGCTCTTGGCTGTGTCATAGGGTGCAGGCCACGCCGTTGTCGGGTTCCACAACAGCCCATCCCCGTGCAGCTTCTGATAGACAGGCGTCAGCGCCGCCGGGAATGGCGAAACATCCAACGCCCCTTGATCAGAGGGCAGCGTCACTGCCAGCGAATTCGCCGCGGTCTTCTGCCCCAACGTCGAGGGCAGATTGCTTACTTTTTTAACAGATGAATCAAAGGCGCTCATTCAACATCTCCAAGCATTTCCAAGCACTCAAAAAAATGACAAAATTTAAACTAAGCCACTGACAGATTCGGTTTCACTGTCACATTGCCATCACTGTTACGCGTCACAGCGCTCTGCGTCACCGTCTTAGATGACAACGAATGCGTGATTGTATACGCGTCGATGGCCTCCCAGGTGGCGTTGATCGAGGTTGCTGTAAAGGTCCCGCCGCTGCCATCAGGCCACAGCACCGTTGCCGTGCTCACAACATTGGTATAGGTGCCATGATACGTAATCGACGCCAGTTGATAGGCTCCACTCTCAGCCCAGGCGATCAACTGGTTGCCCGAAATCGTCGCACCGCCGGTGATCTTGATCAGGTTGGCGTTGACTTCGTTGATCGCATTTGCCACCACCTTATTGGTCGTCGTCAACGCGCTCAATTGCCCCAATGCCGCATCGATCTGCCCAATCGGAGTATTCACAACCCCCGCATTTGCAGCCGCCCCGGTCGAAATTGGCGAATGATTATATGTGCTCATCTATGCCCACCTGTCCCGAAATGCCACGCTCACCTGCGCACCTGTATAGGTGCCCGTCAGCGTCGTTGTAATCACCGTATTACCCGGCTCCAGATAGAGCCAATTGCGCAGGCTGTGATTGTTCCCAAGCGAAAAATTTCGATAAGCGTCTGTGCCATTCACCTGCACAGATCTGCTGCCACAATCCACAACCAACGACTGCCCAGCCGCCACCGTCGTCAGAATCTGCCAATCAATCCCAGTGCCCACCACAGCCACATTCGAGATCGTGCCACTGCCCGCCGTAACCGTAAAAATAACATCCTCAACCGGCAGATTGCCACCGTTGATCAACGTCAGTCCAGCACTCGCACTGGCAAAGGTTGTCTGAAAATCCGTGGCATCAAATGTCAATCCATCGTCCAGAATTTCGCCGCTGTCAAACTGCCAATCATTGTGTGAATTTCCCCGCCATGGTCCCAACTGCAAAAAATTAAAAATAAGTTCAAAATGATAGGCGTTTTTCACACTGCGCTGCACATCCACACTCACCAGCCTGGCCAGTGCCTGCTGCACAGTCGCGTCATTGTTAGCAGTGCGATACAACCACTCCCTCTGCCCAGTCAACGCCCGCAGCCCATCAAATTCAGCGCGCAGCGCAGCCAGCGTGCTCTGGCTCACAATACCCTGATAGCGCACCGGCATTGGAAACTTCGCCGGTGCCCGTTGTGAACCGTAGCTATCCCACACATCCGCACCCACGCTCAAAATACCGCTGCCATCCGCGGGCACAGTCCCCAACGTATACTCAGTGTTGTAAATGGGCAGCGTCACCGCCCCAAAGCGAGCGATCGAATACATCAGCGCACCCCCATCCCAACCGCACGCAGCCCAGACAGCAGCCCGTCACGACTCGCCCGGCGCATAGTCTCAGCGTCAACCGCCCCGCTGAAATGCTGATTGATCACCACATTGGCACCCCCGGCCCCAGCCGCCACCGGTGCCCCAAATGCACCCGCAGGAATCGCCACCCCATCCATCACATTGCGCAACCCTGCATTCACATCCACAGTCAGCTTTCCCACATTGCCTGCAATGCCCTTGGCAATCCCCTGCACGAATGGCATGCCAATGCCCTCTTCAGCCTTTTTCGATGGCGAGTTAATCCCAAGCCAACTAGTTGCAGAGTCATAAGCATTCTGCACAGCCCCCAGAGTCGCATCGTAAATCCACGATGCCCCACTATTGATTCCATCTCGAATCCCTCCCATGATATTGGTGCCAATGCTCGCCCAATCAAACCCGAATACCAACCCCATCAGTGCATCCAGCGATGCATTAAAGATGATCTTGATAGTCTCCCACAGCCGGGTCACAATCTCCTGCAACGTTGCCCCTGCCTTGTCCCACTCTCCATTCAGCAGTTGTAGCACCAACGTCACCAAGTCCAACACAGTCTTCAGCACAGTGTCAATCACGCTCAACACAACCGACATAAAGCGATTAACCACAGTCGTGATCTGCTCACCGTGGGCAGTCCAAAACGCTCCAATCGCCCCCAGAATGCGCTGCACAATCTCTTGGATTCTGGGTAGATTCTCATCAATCCATGTTTTAAAATACGACATAGGACCCGTGCCATCATTCTCCACACTGGCACCCAGCGACCGAAACCATGTCATCGCCGTCGTGATAGCAGCCCCAACATTGCTGGCAAATGAAACCAACGCACTGATCGTCTGCGCGATAAACGCCACAATCGGCTGCAATGCACTTGGGAACAACCCCAACGCCTCACGTGCCTCACTCGAACCAGCTCCAGCATCCAGAATCGCCCCAATAAAATTACCAACCACATCCACCGCCGCAGTCACCGCAGGCACAATTGTGTTCTGCAGAACGGCTGCCAATGGTGGCAATACCATCTGTGCCAACTGATTCATGGTGTTGGTAAACAACAACATCACCGGCAACAGCGCTGTGCCCACCGTCGTTTTCAAATTCGTCATCTGCGCATCGAGAATGCGCTGCTGATTCGCCAACCCCCCACTGGTCCTGGCAAAGTCCCCCTGCGCCGCCCCCGTCTGCGCATAGATTAAGGCTTGCGCAGCCAACACCTTCTGCTGTGGCGTCAGTGCTTCTTTGGTCGTCTTAATCAGCCCCAGTTCCAACGCCTTCTGCCGCATACTGGCATCGTCCAACAACACCCCATACGCCCGCAGCGGCTCACTCTCCCCGCGCAGCGCCGCCCCAATTGCATTGATGGCCTGCTCTGGTGTTGTATTATTGAAGCTGGCCAGGTCGCTGGCAAGCCCCACAAAGTCAGTCGAAAACTTGTTGAGGTCGTCACCACTCAACCCGGCAGACTTCCCAAAGGTGGCAAAGGTCGCCGCCGCATCCAACGCCTGCTGTTTCGATTGCCCCAACGCAGAATCAGCCGTCTCAGCCCACTTCAGCACCCCATCCGCCGCATCCCCGAAGATCACCCCAATCTTGCTCGTCGTCTCACCCATGTCAGACGCCGCCCCAATCGCATCCTTCATGTACGCAACCGAGCCACGCAGCGCATCCGCAGCCAAGCCCACAATGCCCTGCCCAATGCCTTGAAAAACCCCTTGCATCACAGAGCCCATGGATTTGGAACGCTCTTCCATGCCGCTGGCAGTCTCATTGGTAGCCGTCTGTGCCTTATTCAGGTCGCTCTTCAACGAATCAACATCCGCTGCCAGCGCCACAATTGCATCAGCTAATTTTACCGCCAATCTCAGCTCCTAAATCGACGCCCATCAAACTCAGCATTTCCGCAGGTGGCACCACATCACCGCCCGCACCATTCCCCATCGCCTGCGCTACAATCTTCATCAGCATCGCCGCCTGCAATTGCGCCAAAAACATCTGGCGCACCGTGTAGGCCTCAACCAACTCAACCAACTGCACGGTTTCAAACTCATCGCTCCAGCGGCCCCACTGGCTCAGGCACAGCTCATCAATGTCTATCTGGTGGCTTCCCCACTCCCGAACCTCGCCACCAGAGATGCGATCTGACCAAAAGGGTAGGCAAGCTTCACAACCTCGACAAACGCACTCAGCAACTCCGAGTCATAGCACTCAGCCTCAATCCGCTCTCGATCTGCTGCCAGCACCGCGGCATATCCAAACAGCAGCTCGACAATCGTATCAGTGGACCCGATCAGCGTACTGCCCACACTGCGCACCAGCGATGCCAACGCCGCGCCACTGCTGATGTCAGTGCCTGGCGCAGACTCGATCAGCTGGGAAACATCCCCCAGCTTTTCCTGTACCATTTTGCGCCACTCCGCAGCCCGTCGACTGGGTAATTCGTTCAACGTATATTGCACCCCGCCCAGGGTAACGATAGCTGTGCGCATTATTCGTTGGTCGCCTTCGCGGTTGCAATCTGCATGATCAGGATCTGCTTGCCAACCACTTTGCTCGTGTCAGCCAACGCCTTAATCTGGATCGGAATGCCCGCCGCCGCCTTCTTGCTAAATTCAAGCTTGCCATTCAACTGGATGGTGCACTTATAGAAAAAGACGCGCACCGGCAGGTTGATCGTACCGTCCACCTTCATCAACCCTTCAAAGCCCACCGCTTTTTCAGTAATGGTCGTCTTTCCCCCAGCCTCCACCGTGGTTTTACCGCGTACGTTAGAGCCCGCCACCACAGTCGTCACCGTCCCATCCAGCGGCAAATTGAGATTGGCACCGCTGATCTCAGCCAGCGTCGTCTCGATCATTGCCGTCTCTTTCGTGCGCAGTCGTTTCACCGGGTTGGTGAGCTGCTCAACCTCCAGCTCAAACAGTTCCTGGTCATACTGTAGCGAAACTGGTGTCAGGGTATAGCCCATATTCACCCAGTTCCCGCCCCACGCCACCCCATACTGCACCGTGTCAATCGCTGGCAGCGCCTCTCCAACTGGGGCGCTGTAAATCGTCGCCGGTGCAATGATAATATCTGTAACAGCCATACATACCGTCCTTTTCTACGTCAACACAACAACTGCGTCATAGGTCAACAGCACCGCATACACATTCAAATCGGTGTCAAATGCTTCCTGATAGCTCGCCTTATACAGCGATCGCAGCGACACCCCCGTCGCCTCCCCGCGCAGCCCTTCCAATTTTCCATCCACTGCATCAGCCAGGCCATGCGCATCATTTTTCTCTCTTGCAAAGCACGAAGCATTTACCGTTGTCGAATGGATTGGTGCAGTGCCATCCACACCCGGCAGTGAGCCAATGTCATACGAGATGCAAGGGCGATCAATCTCCTGCGGAATCACGCCCGGATAAATGCGCGTGCCAGCAATCGCCGTCACCCCAGCATCTCCAGCCAGGGCAGCATAGATAATCTTGCCAAGGTCCATCATACTGGCATCCCACCCTCTAAATCTTTGCGCACCACATCACTCAACGCCTGCACAAACTGTGTCTTCGTGCTCTCAACCGCATCCGCCAGGAATGGCCGTGCTCTCATTCGCGGAATCGTCACCCGTGCCCGGTATCCAATCCCCGGTATCTTCAGCGCACTCTGAATCTTCAGCCTGACCGATCTCAGCTCGCCCTTAGCCCGTCGCACCGATGACCCGCCGCGCTTCCGCATCGCCCTGGGTGCAATATTCTTCTTGCGCCCACTGTCTTCAAACAAATTGCTATACCACGCCGCAAACGCCACCATCACAGCATCAGGTCTGTGTACCGTCGCCATCAGCTTTTGGATATTCTTGCGGTCCGCTGGCCCCTTCACATAGTTATCCTTCTGCCACGCCAGCACAAACCCGCTTTTTGCCAACGTCCCCGACCTGTGTGGCGCCCGTCCCCGCGCAGCCTCCAGAATCACCGTCCCGCCTGCAAACAATCCCTCTGGCGTGGATTTCTCGACGATATCCATAAACTCATCGCCATACCACGCCAAATCAACCACATTGCGCCGCAGGTCCGTTCTCTTCTTCACTTTGCGAGCCATTACAGTGGATCCCCCACAATTTCAGAGCATTTCAAAATCAGTTGCCGTTGACGGTTATCACTCTCCACAATGCTGAGCACCTGGAGCACCTTATCTCGCCACACCACCCGCATCGCGGGCGAAAGCCCAGCCATATAGCGAATCAACACACTGTGCGAAATCGTCGCCACCACCTGGTCAACCGAACTCTCCACCTGCTCAGTCCCATCCGTGCTGCGCACATCCGCCCAAACAGTCGCAGAGACAACCCAGGTCGCCACCTCAGCCCCGAAAGCATCCCGCACCACCGATTTCCGCTGAATTGTCACCCGCTCACGAAGCTTACCCGATTGCATCAGTATCGAAATCCTCTGTACTCATCCAACAGGCCATCCACAAAGGGCATCTCCAGCACGCCAGACACACCAGGCACCGGAATTGCCGCCTCACGGTTCTCAAACAACGCCCCGATCAACAGCAACATATACTGCCGTACAGCCGCGGGCACAGCGGCCGCATCTCCCCAGCCCGTCACATACTCCACCACAACCGGATAGACGCGCCCACTCAGCTCAGCCGTTGGCCACGCCTGCCCACTCGCCAACGCCAACTGCGCATCACAGCCAGCCTCAGGCACCAGCGCATATACCGTCGAAGAAACCGTCTGCTGCACGTCACTGGCGTCATACCACTTCACACTCACAATCGACTGAATAGGATGCCTTGGCAGCAACACCGGTCCCGCAGGCCAGCCAGTCAGATATAACCGCCATGTCTGTGTGCAACAGCTCAACCAGCCCAGCCGCTCCGCCTCCTGGCGTGCTGTCAAAATCAGCGAGTCAATCAGCGTATCCTCGTCACTGCCATCCACCCGCAAATGCAGTTTCGCCTCACCCAGGCTCACCGGCTCCTCAGTTGGTTCTACAATTCGCCGCGCATCCAGAATCAGGCTCATCGTCGTTTGCGCCCCACAGTCGCAGTTTCAGCCGTTGCCACCACACCCTCATCACTAATCTCTGGCACAACAGCCACCGCCCGGTTCAACGCAATCAATGACGCAGCAAGACTTGGCAACACATCCACCACCTCACCCACGTCCTGATGTTGGCCTGCCACCAATATCGCCGCTGTAATCCGCACTCGTCGCAATTGCATAAACCACTCCCGCCCCAACGGGGCACCCTACGTCACCCCACGGGCATCGCCCTGCGACCCAGGGCGATGCCTAATGCTGTCTTACTATGTCGTCAGCGCATCCAACATCGCCGCAAACGATTCAGGATGTCGCACTGCCACATCTACATCCTGCAAAGCAACCACACGCACCGTGCCCGCAGTCGAGCCAGTGTAAGGGTCAACCAGAATATCCAGCCCACCCCACATGCCCACCAGCAGATCACCCCAGTTGCCATAGAAAATGGCAGAGCAAACACCGGAGCTGGTGCCCTTGGTCAATGCGCTGCTCACCTGGTTGCTCACCACTGCCTGATACCCATTCAGCGGATTATTGCCATCCTGCCAGATCATGTTGTCGTTCGTGCCTGCCACGCGAGGCGTGCTTTTCAACTTCCCGCGCACCTTGGCATTGGTCACATAGGCAAGCCGCCCAATGTCCGCATTGGGCACAGCCACCGCAGTTTCCAATGCCACAATGTTTGCCCATGTCGGCACTGCACCATTTGTGCCACCGGCGACACTGCCAATCCCTGCCACATTGATCAAGCCAGTCGGCTGATTGCTGGCACCGGTCCCATGCAACCCTGCCAGGTCGATGGCAAGCGCCAACACCGTAGCCAAATCCATGCGCACCAACGATTCCACGTCAATGCTGCTCTGGTTGAGCAAGCGCCGCGAAATGTCAGTAAATGCCCCCACTGTTTTGGGTGTCATTGTCACCTGGTCAAAGGTCTGCTGGCTCTCGGTCGCTGCTGTGTTTTCAGCTACCCAATAAGCAGTTGCCCCGCCACTCTGGCGCGGAATCGCCACATTGCCCACCAGACCGCTCAACATCGTCGCACCTGCCTGGCGCAGTGCCATGCGATTGCGCAACAGGTCAATAAAGCTTTGCGCCAACAGATCTGTCGCAACAGTATTGCCACCGGCAGACGCTGTGCCCACTGTCAGATCACGGCGCTCCATCCAATCTGCGGGCACAAAAAACGACCCGTTGGGCGAGCGTCCCAATCGCCTGGCAGTTGCCTCGCTGGCTTCGCGCTCCAACTCTGCACCACGCCAATCATTGGTCATGGCAGCATTAATGGCACGTACCAACGAATACTGTTGGGTCTCCCGGCGATTCATCCCAATCAAGGCATCTGGCATGGGTCGATTGGCAGGTCGCACTGCCTGGCGTTGTTCGTTCTCCAACACCACAACTCGTTCCTCACGGCTAATACGTGTGCGCAATCCATCGATCTGCGTCATCTCAGCGTCGAACCGAGATTGCTCATCCGCGTTCAAATCCCGCTGCTCAGCGGCAGCCCCATCCAAAATAGCGCGCGTACTGGCGATCAACCGCTCCAGTTCAGCCCGCATCTGTGCTAAATTCATAAATCCCCCAATTACAGAACCAAACTTAACCGACGGCGAGCAAGTGCCAACCGCCAACTACTATCACCACTATTGCCACCTTTCAATCGCTCTTCCACCCACCGTGGCAGCGCGGGCAATTCGTTGCTATTCATTATCCCTCTGGCCTCAGCGCTGGTCTGAGGGTACGCGGGAAACGTCACCGGCGAAACCTCATATAGACGCAACCGACTCAACCGCCGGATAATTACGCCCTCAGCATCTTCAAACCAGTCGTCTCCCTCTGGCTGCACATCGAACATGAAACTCTGCTGGTTCACATCTCCGCGAGCTACCGAAACAATCGCATCACGCCCGGCCTGCGTGTCAGGCGGATCAACCTCCATAAATAGACCAGTGTCATCCTCACGCAACCGCAGCGTCCCATTGCGATTCCGCCCCAACACCATGTCCGCATTGTGGTTCCACAACGACCGGATGTCATCGCTGGCAATCGTCTCAGTAAATGCACCGGGTAGAATGATCTCCCGAAACATTCCATACAAAACGACGCTCATCTGATTGTAAACAGCCGCATAGCCGCTGATCATGCTTGGTGCAGCGTCACTGGCTGCCCGTACCTCAACCTTGGTTAGTGGAATTAATCTGCGTTCCATCTTGGTCGTCCCCCACATCGTTTGGTGTTGTGCTCACAGGTGTCATATTCAATGGCCGCAAATATTGATCGCCGTTCTGCACTTCATTTAAATCTTCCATCTCACGAACATCATTCACCGACATCCAGCCATTTGCCAACGCACTGGCATAGGCTGCATACCGTGCCGCCGTATCACCTCTCAGCAGACCAGCCACATTAAAGCGTGCAAAATACGTCTTCCGCTCCTCAACCGTCAGCAGGTCCCTGTAAATCGCCTGCTCCCAAATCACCAACCAGGGGTTAAGCGTATAGGTCACAAACTCAATCCCTTGCTGTTCAATATTCGAGAATGTCGCCCTTTCTAAGTCCCCAACCATATGGGGCGGAATCCGAAAAAGCGCCGCAATCTCACTGCGCTGAAACTTTCGAGTTTCAAGGAATTGTGCATCTCCAGGCGGAATCCCAATTTCCTTGACATCCATCCCCTCTTCAATGATCGCAACTCGGTGTGCGTTTTCCGCTCCCTGGTGCCGCTTTTCCCACGACGATTTCAACCGTGCATATGCGGATTCGCTCAGCTTCCCGGGGTGTTTCAAGATGACGCCAGGACGGGCACCATTTTCAAAGAATTTAGATCCAAACATCTCTGCGTTTGCAGTTAGCTCCAACGACTGGCGAGCCAAACGAATCACGCTATAGCCCATTACCCCGTCGAACCCCAACCCACGCAAATGCACAATCTCGCTCTTGCGATACCAGTTATCCACATTGCGCACATCAGGATCAGCCGTTGGATCATCGCTGTAGTAATACCAAAGTAGCCCGTCAGCCTGGCGATAAATACGCACCCTGTCTGGCCGCATGGGCCACAACTCCAACACATCACCGCGCCGGTTGCGCACAATCTGAGCATACGCATTGCCCCAAGCCGCTAAATGCCCCTGCATGATCATTCGCAACTCTACCGATGTCATCTCAGGGTTTGGCAGGTCTCTCAGAAGTGAGAACAACGGATGTCTGTACGCCCGAAACTTACCGCGCTTACCTCTCACATAGAGGTTTAATGGCAGCGAACCCAGCGACTCAGCCAGCACCCGGATGCAGCTCAGTACAGTTGGCAGCGCAACTGCATTGCCCGGTGTCACCGCTGCACCTGGCAACGTCCCATCCCGCAACGCAGAAAGCGCGCTTGCATCCATTGATCGCTTTTCTGGCTGCCAATCCAGCAACCTGCTGACGAATCCCATTATTTGCCAACCCTCGCGCTCAATAACCCAGTCACTAATAACACCACACCCACAAACACCACCGCCCACGCCCCACCAGCGAGCATATAGATTCCAGTCGCAGTCAGCAGCGCCCCTACCAACACAATCACGTCAGCCACATCAAACCGTGCTGGCATCCTCGCCCCCTGATGTTTCCGTGGAAACACTCACCTCAGCCCGATCTGCATCAGCATGTTGGCCATCGCCCTGGAGGGTATCCGGGTGCGATCGCTCTGCAAACACCGCCCAGGCCTCTGCCATCCCTGCACGCAAGGCCCTGCGCTTTCTGCTCATCGGTGCTACTCTGCGGAATCTCCCGCCCGGATTTCGTATTGCCATAATTTTGAGTAATAAAAAAGGCGCATTCGCCTCTATAACCTTTGGGGTTATAAAAACGAATGCGCCTCGCAATTGCTTATCGCCTAAGTATATTTGATTATGATGGCAGATAAACGGTCTGCCATCCGCTTCGACGCCGTCCCGCCTACACCAGATATGTCATCTGGTAGACCCGAGCGAGGATAATACCCCGATCGACGACTCTAAAGAGTATGTAACGGGGATTGGGCTTGAACCAATGACCTCAGGATTATGAGACCTGCGAGCTACCTCTGCTCTACCCCGCTATAAAATGCTTCTGCCAACGAACGGTACAACTCAGACAACTCCAAATGAAACTGTCCCAACGAATACCCGTACATCCCAGGTTCAAAAAGCAACAATCTCCGTAGCCCAGAATTAGAATATTTCAAACTTCTAGTCAGGAAAAACATTGCGATCAATTTACGCATAACTATTAAGAGATAACATACTCTCTACCCCGTCATATAAAACCGTCAACATTTGGGCATGTATGTCGCCATACCTCAGCCTTGACGGTAACTGTCTCGATTATAGCACATCTGTGCTTCCCGTCAATCACCAGTTTACGATTGGTTAAATGTCTGTTTCTAAATCTGCACAATGCCGCACCAACACATCATCCCCGGTCACCGGTTGCCCATGCTGCACAGTCGCCAGCAAATCAAACTGCACCTGCCGCCCATGCCGCTGGCAATCCAACAGCAACCGCCCCCGCTCAATGCGCAGCGTCCCCCAGTACTTCCCCTCAGCCGTCAAGCGGATTTCAGTCTGCTGTTTTATCATAGCTCCCTAACATCCTGCTCATCATATACACTACGCCCAGCGTCCGGGTCATGCCTGGTCGCACGGTCCAACGCCATAATCAACGCCACCATGCCATCGATCTTTTCTCTACTGCGCCGCTTGTCTGGCTTCAGGTTGCCCGCCGGGTCCCGCATCGCCACCAGGTTATGCGCCATCCACGTCAGCACCGGGTTATCACCGTGAGCAATCAAACCACTCACGATCATGCGCTCCAGCTCTTTCATCGGCGCGCTCATCGACTGGTACCCTTGCCCAACCTGCACCATCAACATGCCGGCTTTTTCTGCCTGCTGATACACCTGTGCGGACCCCCAGCGATCAAATCCGACATCGACGACGTTGAATTGCTGCGCATCCCGGTCCATCTGTGCATACACATAATCATAATCAATCGTTTCGCCTGGCGTCGCCTCAATAAACTGCTCTTTGCGCCAGGTGTCATACGGCACCCGATCATCACGCTGCCGCTCCAGTATCCGCTCCTCAGGCACCCAGAACCGACAAAGCACCCGATATCGATCGCACTCCTCGTCAGGCGGAAACACCAGCACCCAGGCAGTAATGTCCAACGTATTGCTCAGGTCCAGCCCACCATAGCAAGTCTTCCCAGCCAGCGCCGCCTCATCAACCTCACCCGCACACAATTTCCACTTGTCGGGCGATATCCAAAGCCCCGCCGCATTCGTCCAAACATTCAAATGTTTGGTCAGGAAGTGCGTAAGCGCAGAACCGATTGACCGCGCCTTCAGCGCCTTATCCCGCAAATCCTCCAGGCTAACACTAACCCCAAGGTTCGGATTGGCTTTTATCCAATTGCGCTCGTCTCTCCATCCCTGCGCACTCTTGATGTCCTCTTCATCCAGCGTGTAAATGACACCAAAAAACGAATCATTGTCATAGATGCGCTCTAGCACCTTGATCGCATAATCTCGCAGTTGAAAGCAAAACGACGCCTGGTTAAATCCTGCCGTAGTAATCGCGAACATCATCGGATTGCGCCTGCTGCCCGTCGCAGTCTCCAGCACCCCCCACACCTCGTCAGATTTATGTGCGTGCAGCTCATCCACCACCGCCCCATGCACATTCAACCCATCCATCGAATTGCTATCACGTCCCAGCGGCTCAAACTTCGTCGCAGTATCTTTGATGTGCAGATTGTCACGAAAACATGTAACCCTGCGCCTCAAAGTTGGCGAGGCCTTCACCATCCGTGTAGCTTCCTGATGTGTAATGCGCGCTTGCTCACGTTTGGTGGCAGCGCTGTAAATCTCTGCACCTGGCTCGCCATCCGCGATCATCAGGTACAACCCCACCCCTGCGGCCAGCGTCGATTTACCGTTTTTGCGTGCCAACTCCCAATAACTGGTACGGAATCGCCTACGCCCATCACTGCGATACCAGCCAAACAACATCCACAACAACGCCTGCTGCCACATCTCCAGCTTGATCACGCTGCCAGCCCACTCGCCTTTTGAGTGGCGTAGATATCTAAAAAAATCAATCACATGCTGCCCGGCGGCTGGGTCGAAATATAGCCCACGCTGAGCACCATCAACCAGGTCCCTGCGATGCCGCTCACACGCCAAGCGCACATATCTGCACGCCACCTGCTCACCGCTGATCACCGCCTCAATATACCGCTCAGCCGGATGATCGACGATTGATAAACTCATCGAACTCATCGGCAATACCTTCCTCCGGCACCTGAATACGCGTACGACTGGCTGGCGTCATCCCAAATTCACTCAGAAACGATTTCATCACACCCATGCACTGCCCAATGATCGTCACGTATGGCGAGATAGCGTAATACTCGCTGCCTGTTTTCGTCCGCAATTTCTCGACCATCCCGCCCTGCGCCAGTTTCTGGCTAGCCTGCACCCATCTCGCATAGGTCTCGCAATACATGGCAATAGCGTCGGCGTCAATGCTCTTCAACAAATTAGGCACGTTGCCCAATTCGCGTACCACCCTACGCCACTCAGCCCTAGCTAGCTCGTAAAATTCCCGCTGCTGCACCGCCCAATCTTTTTTTTCGTCGGTTTCGGCAATTACCGGGGTGAAATGTGCAGGCATTTTGGGGCGTTTCGATCGCGGCTGCGGCTCCGCTGCATTCAATGCCCGCTTTCCTGGATTTCCCGCCAATTTTTTAATCGCAGTCGGTTTGGGCGCTGGCCCACGTGCTCCCATCTAATACCCCCCCTATCAAAACTCGCGGGTGTGTGAAGTTTGG